CTTATAGCACACGATGAAGGGATGCTGATTCTCGAATGCCGGTAGCAGTTGTTGAAACGATCGCTCTCGCTCTCAAGTCGCGTCTCGATGCGATGGTTGATAGCGGTTCGTACTCGACGGTTATCAGCGAGGTACAGCGTCCAAAGCGGTTCGCAGACTTTACGCCAAGGCATAACCAGATCGTCTTGACGCAAGGGCCATTGGATCGAGTCGGTGAGCTTGATAGGCCAGGCATGCCGCCTGCCAATGCTTACCGTCAGACGTTCAATATACATTGCCATGTAATGCAAGACGAGCGAGGGCAAGAGGCTATAGACGAAATGCTAAACGCTTTTCATGCTGACGTTGTAAAAGCGATTGCAAGCGGCTCGTCTACTTGGCATACTTTCGGAGGTAATGCTATCGATGCGGCGTTCGGAAGCGTACAATTCATTGCGGCTGATGGCGGGATCGATGGTTTAACTGTCCCTTTGCAAATCACTTTCAGGGTCTCGGAAGATGACCCAACGGAGCTTCGGAACTGATGCTAAAAATCACAGTTGACGAAGCCTCAATTCGGCAAATGAAAAGCAACCTTGGTGCGTTTGGCGATCACTTGCCAAGGCACTTGGCTACAGCGGTTAATCGGACTGCAAAGACTGTCCGAGTGCAAGCAGCAAAGGCGCTCAATCCGCTAGTCAACCTCAAGCTTTCGAGTGAGAACAAGGGAGTAGCCAAGCCGATCAACAAAGCGGCAACGCTCAAAAAGACGATCAAACAAAAGAACAAAGCAGAGCCCGGTAATGCAGGCGTAACAATCGGTCTTTGGGAAGGTCATCATTTCCCGGTTCGGATGCATGAGGCCAAGTCCTACAGCAAGAAGCGACGGGGCAAGAGGCAGAGCCTCGGCGTTCAATACAAGACGCACATGGGCGGCGGGTGGACTGTAATCTCCGATGGTTTTATCCAATCGCGATGGCGGGGCGATGTTTACAGGCCAGCTAGCGAAGGGGCTAGGAAGCTTGTTCGGGTTCTTAGCAAGCGACCAGGCGATTATTTTCGCGAAGGTAACATCGGGACGATCGCAGCGGATACAGCAAGGGAGCGACTCCCAATTGAAATCAATCGGCGGCTAAGAGAGATTATTCTTGCGGCCAGTGGACAGATCAAACTAAGAGCATCAAGGGAGCTAGGCAAATGACGCTACTGAAACGCAAGCGAGTATTGGCGGCAAAGATCGAATCTACACCGGGCACAGCGGAAGCTTTAACAGCATCCGAAGCGGCTTTCAATTGCTATGACATCATGATCCAGAGCGAAACGGAACTTGAGGCCAGGGAAGGGCAAGCATCTTTCGGTATGCGTGCTTCGGTTCCAGGCAACTACAAGGGCCGATTGACTTTCAAGCATGATGCGTCTTGGGATGGTACAGCAACCGAGCCATCATGGGCCGATACGTTTCTTCCGGCTTGCGGTTGGGTCAAGTCCGGTCAAGTGTTCACCCCTCGGACGGAAGCCCCTGGGACGAACGTAAAGACCCTTACGATGGCCGTATATATCGACGGAGTGCGTAAGCTTTTGCGAGGCTGCGTTGGAACATTCAAAATCAATTGCCCAACTGGGAAAGCGGCTTTCCTTGAGTTCGATTTCATGGGTGTTTGGGAATCGCCGACTGATACGGCAATCCTAGTGCCAACCTATCCGACTGCAAGCCCATTGCGGTTTGCATCATCGACGACGACATGGAACAGCGTTGATCTTGCAGTTGAGAACATGACGCTCGATAGTGGCAATACGATGATGCTTCGGGAAGATTCTAGCAACGTCGCAGGGCTCAAGTGCGGACTCATTACCAACAGGCTCATCAAGGTCACTGGCAACCCAGAGGCCAAGCTTGTTGCTACCAACCCAGTTTATGCCAAGATGCTCGACATGAGCGAGCACGCTCTGACCTGGGATCTTGACGGGCCTACCAACAGCAAGATAACGATCGCTTGCCCAAAGGCTCAGATCGTCGGCTTGACCGAAGCGGATCGAGAAAACATGGTGACTGACGAAATCGAGTGGCAAGCAAACCGAAACGGGTCATCCGTCGATGAAGAATGCTCGATCACCTTTACAGCGGCAACTTAATAGGCATCGGAGGTAACGTGCCAATTTTTTTGGAACCAGATCAAAGCTTTTCGGTGGTGCTTGCATCCGACAAGGACAAGCCCATCGAATCGCGGCCAGTGTTTCGCGTCAAGTCTCAATCGATGCGGCATCAACGCAGACTGCTTGAGGTTATCGACATCATTCACAAAGATGGAGTGACTGTTGACGAAATATTCGATGCAACCATCGAGCAACTAAAGAGAGTTGTTTGTGGTTGGTCGAACATGGGGCAACCGTTTAGCGTCGATGCTCTCGATGAGCTGTTGACGTTTAGCGAGGCTAGAGAGTTGCTTTCGTTGTGTGCCTACAATCAGCGGATGGACGACAGCGAAAAAAAAGACTGAGAGTCGCGGCATTGATACGGCAGGGATTGCTCTGTCGGCATTGCAGCGACAAAGAATGCAAGGACAAAGGAACGAGCCATGAACCGATTGAAATCGAATGCACAGCTTGCAACGGTGGCGGATGCGATCAATGCGAGCAAGGTATCTTTCGGGTCGAAGGTTGCCCCAATCGATATTGCGATGGTCTCGGGCAATTCGTCGAGTTAGTTGATCTGTTCGATGAGGGCTTACCACCTGTAGCGGGTGGGGCTCTCGATCAGGCGGTTAGTTTTCTCGAAGCGGCAAGACGGTTTAAGCACGAAGAACAACGAGCAAAAGCGGAGCGAGCATAGATGGCAGGCGATGCGGTCAAAATCGTTATAGCGGCGGAGGATAAAGCATCCGCACAGGCGATGTCGGCTGCCAAAAACATCGAGGCATCCGTTAAGGGTATCAAGGAGACTGGTCAAAAGGCTAAAGCCTCGACCGAGTTCATCGGTATTCTTGCGGGTCAATTGGGTGGCGGTCAGCTTGCGTCAGCGGCTCAACAGGTCGCAGCTATCACAGAAAAGGTCGGTCAGTTTGCCGAGGTGCAAAAGTTAGGCGGGGCAGGTGCCAATCTGTTTAAGGCTGGTATCGCGGCTCTTGTTGGCGTTATGTCGTTTCAACTCGGCAAGTCGATCGGTGAAATGATCTTCGGAGTCCAGGAGGTCAAGGACGCACTCACGGAAGCAACGGAGGATGCGGACAGGTTTACGTCAGCCCTAAACGAGCTCTCTAACAAGAAGTTCGGCGAGACGCTCGAGGATATTTCGCTTGTTCGAGATCCAAAGGCCAAGCAGCAAGCGGCTTACGATGCTTTCCAAGGCATCCAAAAGGAGCTCAATAAAGCATACGATGGTATGCACTCAAGGCTAACGCAGATCGATAAACTCAAGTCTCAGTTCGATCCGTTTGGCGGGAACACCGACGCAATCAATCAATTGCAGATAGAGGCGAATTCTCAGGTTGAAATCATCAACAACCTTGAGAAACAAAAGCAAAAAATGGGCGAGTTGTTCGGGCCAAGATCGTTGGAAATTCAGGCGATCAAGGATAGGCAAAAAGCAGAGGACGAAGCAGCAGCAAAAGCCAAGCAGATTAAAGACTCTGCACTTAACCAACTGAAGAAAGCCAACTTTCAGTACATCGAACTTACCAAGGGGATCGAAGCATCAAGGGAGGCGCAGCTTGCCGACGAGGGCATAACGGGTATAGATGCCGAGCGAATCATCTTGGCCGAGCGTGCAGCGGACATCGCCAAGAAGAACGCCGACGACAAAAAGCGAGCCGACGACGAGGAGCAAGCAAGGCTAAAGCGAGTTGCTGACTTGCAAGCTAGTGAAACTCAGAGACTCGAAGAACAGCGGATCCTATTGACGCAAGGCGAAGAAGCGGCGAATCGATTTAGGCTTGTCCAAGAGGGACTGTCGGAAGATGCGGCGGCTAGGATCGCAGCAGAGCAAACAGCACTCGACAAGCAAAAGAAGCAAAGCGAACTAGCCAAGAAGCTTTCCGAGAAGCCTCAATTGATGGCGGTCGAGCAACGGCTTGTGATGCGAGGTGCATCTGAGGACATCCAAAAGGACATTGCATCTAATACGCTCAAGACGGTTGAGAAACTCGATCAAGTAACCGAAGCAATCAAAGCGATGCCGAAACAAGGTGCTGAGAACAATCTGCAACTGGAGTTTGTTTCGTGAGCAACATCATCGAAGTAACTGAAATGTGGAGCAAGCCGGTTTCATCGGTGACGCTATCGGACAATTTCCGCAAGCGACAGATCAAGTTGCAACGAGCATTCCAGATCCTAACAACTCCACAGGCTAAAGAGGTCGATTGTTTTTCATCGACCGGCATCCTAGAGGGAGATCGATTCTCGGCAGATTTTCCGTATGCCTTTGCCGACAACTTTTCCTTGAGTCGTCAAAGCTTGATCCTTTGGCAACTCAACATCGACTACACCGGCGAACTAGGGCCAAGCGAGAATGAGGACAATCCGCTTTTCGCTCCACCACGAATTGATTGGGACGACGTTGAGACTGAGGAAGAGATAGACGAGGATTGGGACGGCAACCCGATCCAAACGGTCAACGGTGAGCCCATCGAGGGCGTTAAGACCTTACTACCGGATCAGACGGTCACGATCAAGCGAAACATGCTGATGTTTAATCCATACGTCCAAGCGGCGTATCGTCGATCTGTCAACAGCGATTCGTTTTTGAATTGGCCACCTGGTACAGCTAAATTGATGAAGCTTTCGGCATCCAATGTGGTCACGCCTCAACTTGCCTATTGGGAAGTGACGGGACAGATTCGATTTCGGTATCCATACCGGACAACCAACGAGAAAGCATGGTATCGTCGAACAAGGCATCAAGGTTTCTATAAGAAGATTGAAATCGACGATCCTACCAACCCAGGCCAAAAGAAAAATATCATTGTTCGAGCGCTCAAGGGCGGCGAGCCGACTAACAGGCCGGTTTTGCTCGATGCCAACGGTTTCGAGATACCTCAGACCGAGGGTCAACAAGTGCAGGCGCATTGGTTAGAATTTAAGATCTATAATCCACTTCCCTATGGAGCATTGGGGCTACTATGACAACGATTCCAGATATTACGATGGTTCTCCCTCCCGAGGTCATCACCAATTACACGATCGCGGGAAATGCCGACATCGCATTCACCAAGATCGCTCAAAGGGTCTTGGCTGAGTCTGTTATTCCATTGACTCAGGCTAGGGTATGGGATGCGGTTCAAACCAACTTGCCATCGACACCGGCCAGCGATGATCTTGGAATCGTTACAGGCACTTGGGGCACCAACCCGGTCAGAATTACGGCTGGAGATGTAAAGGCTCTAGGATCGACGACCAGGCGGCTCTATCTGGCTATTCCGATCCCATCGAACTATGAGGACGGCCAGACTATCCAGCTAAGGATCAGAGCCAAGATGGAGACAACCGTTGCCGACGTATCTTGCACCATCGACGCAGAGGCTTACGTCGGATCCGATGGGGCTCTCGGGTCGGATCTTGTGACGACTCCAGCGGCCTCGATGAACTCACTGTCAGCGGCTAACTATGATTTCACCATCAACGCTACGGGCGTGGATCCTGGGGATCTGATTGAGGTTCGCTTGAGCATCGCGTCGAATGACGCAGCAACGGCAACGGCGGTTACTCCGGCGATCTACTCGGTTTCGTTGCTCTGCGATACAAGGGGCTAAGATGGCTCAACAGATCGGAGCGTATACGCCAAAGCAGGCGAAGCGTATTTGGGATGCTGTCCAAGCTTTCGAGCGAAGTGGCACAGCGTCGCAAGGTCAGTTTTTGCCATATACGCCAACTCCGATCTACTTCGTCAACAAGTCAACCGAGACGATCCCTCCCTATGGTTGCGTCCAAATGATCGGTGCAAGCGAGATCGACGGGACAACGTACATCGAGGTGGATCGGCCATTCGATTATACCGATTCGGTAGTTGGGCCATTCTTACTCAATGGGCCAGGTGAGTGCTTGCGGGATGAAATCGGGACAGCTCAATGGGGGCCAGTGTTCCGAGCAACCAAAGACTCAGCGACTTACACAACCGGAACTAGGATGGGGCCGGTGGCATCATCGTTCGATCTGTCGAAGGGTTGCTTGTTCACTTATATCGGAGACGATGAACAAGAGGTCGATTTAATCAAGGTAATCGCCTGCGAGACTCCATTGCTAGCGGTGGCAACATCGGGCATCTCGGCGAATAGTAGCGGAACGGTAACAGCCAAGGCTCCTGGCTCTGGTAATTGGACAGCGGGAAGCGTAACATATACCGCATGGAATCCTACGGGCGTTGCGATTGGGTCAGCGGCTATTGTGCTTTTGTTTCCAGTCGATGCCAAGTGGCTTGCTGTGGAGCTCTGCTAATGGGTGGTTTCGCTAAGTGTTGCTGTGGCGATTGCTGCTTGACCGATTCAAACATGCCGTATTCGTCGGTGACGCTCATTGCGCCTACTGAGAATTGCGAAGGCGGGCCGGGTGGCGGTGTTGGCGTAGGTGTTGGCGAGGGCGAAGATCCTCCACCACCTGTTGCTAGCTTTCAGCAATTCGGATGTTGCCATCAGGCTGAGTTTGCCTTGCTGTGTCAACCGCAGGTTGAGACTTGCGAACTATGGGCGAAGCGCAAAACCGATTGGGGATTCACTGTCAAATACTACGCAGCAAAAAAGGGATACATCAACACCGAAGACCCGAACGACTGCGACTGCGATTGCACTCTATACCAAACAAAGACAATTGATGCCACTGAAACCGTAAGGGTATTTTTCGGCCAAAAGTATCAGTTGATGAGGTTATTTGTTAACGTAGGCCAAGTGAAAATCCAGTGCGACGGCGATTCCGAGGCTTCTTGCAAATTCTACATCGCTGTTACCTATGTTTATAAGGTAAACGAAGGCAATTCACTCCCAATTCAGTACAAGCAAATTGATAAGACTTGCACAGGAAACTACAATCCTCCTGAATGCTCTACATCGACAAGCTGGACTGAGGAAAGCGGGACAGACAGCGACACTTGCCTAGAAGAGTCAATAAACTACTTCCTAGAGTCAAACGTCACAATTACGAGAGCCAAGTTCTACGATGAATTGCCGACTGGCCAAGTGACCATTGGACAAAACGATGGAGTGCCCTTTTCATGTTGCGACGGAAAAACAGGATGCGTAGTTAAGCAACCGTCTTGCGGTCTATCTTTCGGTAACGATCGATGCTTAACAGCGGTTCCGAATTACCCAGAGATTGGAAGCTGTGCTCTTTACGGAATAGTTCAAAACGGCGTTTTGGTTGGCGTGCAATGCTACGAGGTAAAGACTAACGGCATGTTTTCGCCAGTGCCTTATACCGTCGAGTGTGTCAGCGACGCAGGCGAAGAAATCAACGACTGCTTTTGGGATTATGGTTTTCAATGCTCTGGAAATACGCTCGGCGTGGATAGGTTTGTTGTCAATGCTTCATCTTCGCCGACCAACACAGGATTAGAGGGAGATAACATCTGCAACACGCTAGATGTAAACTACGTCAACCCTGGAACTATTGCTGGGCCAACTTGCATTGAAGGATCACCAACGCAGGTTGGTTTTTCTGGTTGCATTATCGATGGATGCTGCATTACCAGAACAGGGCCGCAAGGCGAGATCCTTTATAACGACCTATGCAACGTATTTGATGTTTTCTGCGGTCGAAAGATCGAGAATTACACATGCTCGACAGTTCGGACTGATTACACCGTCGGCGATGTTTGTTTACCGTTGCCAAATGTCACGCTGGAGTTTGCTTGATGTTTCCGAGGGATACCTTTGACGGATTCATCTTTCCGACGCATGGCGGGCAGATCGTGCAGCGACCGACAAGGGTTACACGGATTGAGCATCGCGTAGTTCGCATGGTCAATCCTTGGATTGCTTTGCATGACGGAACGATTCGCGATGAGTCAACGCTTGCTGAATGGGAACTATCAATCCCTCAATACGGATGCCAATGCAAAGCATTCTATCGGGCATGGAAAGCCGAAAACGCTCCTGACTTCTCAAGCCCCGAAGCCTTTTTCGCTTGGGGCGTTGCCTTGCATAATGCAGTCAACGCAAAGCTAGGCAAGCATGAAATCACTTTGGACGAAGCTTACTCAATTTGGAGGATGAACGATGCCAGGATCACCAAAAACAGCGGGACGGATCTACCTTGAAGAACTTTGCAAAAAGTTTCCCGACGCATCAAACATTGGGCTAGCCAAGCGAGCCAAGCAAGAGCGACCGGAAACCTTCTCCTCAATTGATAATGCACGAAGCATGATACGCACAATTCGAGGTGCAATGGGAAAACGACAAAGGAACCAAGCAACCCAACCAAGGCCCAAAGGCAAAGCGGGTCAAGTCCCGAAGATGCCACCATCGATGGCCGAGGCTTGGGAACCCGTCCAGGTCAACGCCAAACGAGTTGCGATCATATCCGATGTGCATATCCCGTATCACTCCGAAGTGGCCTTTGGTGCAGCGGTAAAGCGGCTTAAATCGATGAAACCGGACTGCTTGCTAATCAATGGTGACTTCGCCGATTTCTACCAAGTCTCAAGACATCAGCGAGATCCGAAGCATCGACGGTTTTCGGAAGAGCTCAAGTCAGTCGTCGAAGGTCTTGAGTGGTTGCGGTCGGAGTTCCCGAAGATCCGAATCATCTACAAGCAGGGAAACCATGAGGAGCGATGGAATGTTTTTATCTACAATCGAGCCCCTGAGATTTACGATCTAGGAGCGGTTCAGATTGACGAGTTGACGCAATGCAAGCGACTTGGCATCGAGATGATCGGCGATCAGCTGCCTATCATGCTTGGAAAACTTCCGGTGCTTCACGGTCACGAATTAGGTCGGTCGATCTTCTCTCCGGTCAACCCTGCGAGAGGTGCATTCCTTCGGACGCATCATACGGTTCTAGTCGGACATAGCCACCAAACATCGGGCCATGCTGATACCGACATGTTCCACTCAGAGACCTTCGTTTGGTCAACGGGTTGCTTGTGCGACATGACTCCACAATATGCAAGAGTCAACCGATGGAATCATGGTTTCGCTTTCGCCGAAGTTGCCAACGATGGCTCTTTCAATGTTGCGAATTTCCGTATAAACAAACATGGAGAGGTTCGAGGTGCTTAAATGGATAACTTTCGAGCCCTTCGCGATGCACTCAAGCAAGCCAACCCAACTATCAGCATCTCGGTACGTCGTTGCAAGATGCCTGCGAGATTGCTGGGTGATTGCCTGCGGATGGATGGCTATTTCCGCGTCCGCATCAATGCTGAACGTCCGGAGCAAGTGCAGTTAGATACGCTTGTGCACGAATTCGCTCACGCAATCGCTTATCTTGAGTGGGAAAACACCGGAGAACATGGGCCGCAATGGGCACAAGCCCACCTGGATTGCTACCGGATCTACGAAAAAACCGTGACCGGCTAAAAATTCTCTCAATAATTTTCCCCTGCGTTTTCGTTGGCGAAACGCATATTTCGGGAAAATTCTCTTGATCTTTTTCGGAAATCCTCTTGAGAATTATTTCGAGGGTCGATAATATACACACGTCAGGCAAACGTAACACAAACACGGAGACGAAAACGATGACCAAGACAAGACAAGACAGCAAGGGAAGAACCTGGAGCTACAATGATGCAGACGGAAGCTGGACAAGTGGAGAAAACACAATCGGATGCGGACGACGCAACGGAAGCAAGTGGCAAATCTGGGACGGGCCAGCCAAGGGCTACTACGAGTACCAGACACTCAAGGCAGCAATGGAAGCCTGCTAAGTGCGACGCGTGCGGCGAGCCTCTCCAAGAGTGGGAGGTTCGCATTTGTGAAGGCTGTGGTATTTTCGATGCAACTAAAGCGATGGAAATGGGCGAAATAACAACATGCTTTCGAGAAAGGCGAGAAGCCGAGATCATGCCTAATGACGAGGTCGTGGCGTCTCTGTGCATCAGAGATAAACCTAGCGAAATGTTTAGAGCGTGGGTTGTGGTTTCATCTGGTTGTCATTTATTTACTGTGAATGGCGTATTGTTTGCACGAGGGTCAAAGCAAGAAAAAGAGATGGCGAAAGGATTTGTGTCAGGTTGGCGTGCAGCGCTAGCGATGGGGCTTGACTAAGCAGCAGGCCGGATTGTTTACAATCCGGGAAAATTCTCTTGATCTTTTTTGGAAATCCTCTAGACAATTATTTTGCGGGGCGATAATATACACACGTCAGGCAATTGAGACCTGCGACGAAACCAAACGGAGATTAAGACGATGACAATCAAGGAACAGCTAGAAGCAATCGCCCAAGCTTTCGAAGTAAGGCAAACCATTTCTTTTGATGCTGCTGAAAAGGTCTTGGGTTTGCTTGACAAGGCACCGAAAGAGGCCTTGGAGCTCTTGGTAGCTCGTCGCGTAAAGTTTCTTTGGATGCCTGCTAAGCGTAGGCTGGTTGAAAAGTTCGGCGTTTCGATCTAACCAACTGACTCGCAACGGCGACCCTTCGGGGTCTTGGTTTCACACTTTTTTGGAGATAGAACGATGGCGAAGTTACTGAAGCAACTGCAAGCAATCGAGGAGCTTGATTGCGTTCTGCAAAACTGGTGCAACGATGATGGCAAGCAACCAGAAGATTACACCGCCACAGAGCTGCTTGAGCTTGCGACTCAAAGGCGGTCGGAATTTTTCGAGGATGGGCATATGTTTTATGAAGCCCTAGCAGGCGATCTAGGGCCAGAGGAAAAGAAGTACGCCAAGTCGCAATTGGCGAAGATCGATCGATTCATTCAATCGGCCAAGAAGGTGCAACATGCCTAAACGCACAAAAGAGCAACTGCGAGACGAGATACGAGACTTGGCAAGTATCATTGAAGAATGCATGGGCTTTGCTTTTACAGGCGGTTTTGATGCTGTCTACATAGGCATGGCTAAGCGTCGAGCTCAAGAGCTTGCGGTTGAGTGCCAACGGCTTGAGGATCTGTTGAACGAGGGAATCGAGGAAGCGGTACAGCAACTACGAAAGGGCTTGGAAGATGAGTGAAGGTTTTAAAGGTGTTCCCGGTGTGCCCGATGGGTGGGAGTTGGTGGCGATTCGCAAGGCTCTAAATAGTGAATTTATCGTCAATGCTATTGGCAATGCTGAAATGTGGAATCATACGCTTCCGTCTGAGTATCTATACCCCATCATCCGCAAGATCGAGCAACCAGCGAAGTATCGAGCGTTTGCGAATGCGGAAGAGTTCAAGCCGCATCGGGATCGGTGGATTAAGTTGACAATTGCCGAAAGCGACGGTGTTTACCTCACGTATCAAGTAGCAAGTTACGATGATTGGGGCGTGATTTTTGGAGGATCTAAGGAGACTTATCAAGCCGTATTTAACCGCTACGTTTTCGACGGTCTTGACGGAACAACCGAGCCCTTTGGAGTGAAGATTGATGAGTGATAAATCTTTCGCCTTCGATTTCCTAGTTGCATTTGTATTTTTCCTTTTCTTGTTAGCGCTTCGTGCTTGCTATTCGGTATAAGCATGGGGCGTTTGCAGGGTATGTTGTGAGGGTGCGATGGATCCTTTAACGGTTTTTCTTGTGGCGGTGTTTTTGGTGATTTTGTTTTTTTCAGGAGTTAAGAACGATGAGTAACATCGTCAACGTCAATACAACGCAGCCTGCTGACTGGGCAGAGCTAGCCAGAAAAGCAGCATCGCTTGAGGGTGTCAGCCTTAGCGAGTTTATTGGGCTTGCGATGGTGGATCGATCCCATCGGATTCTCGGTGTCGATCCGGTCAAGGGCTGGAAAAAGCTCTCCAAGCGAACTAGAGGGAGGCCGAAAAATGACTGAGTGTCGAGTGATTGAGCTTTGCTTCTGGCGGTTCCTTGCGACTGGCGACGACACGATCACAAGCAGGATCACAGTGTCCAGCGGTGTTCCGATCCAATGGGGATGCGACGATATTTGCGATTGGGTAGAAGGTCGCTTTGGTGACCTTCTCAACGGTGGGTGGGAATTCGGTTTTAAGTTTGTTTCGTGAGGTTAAAAATGACATACGCTCTAATCTTCATCGTCGCTTTCGGCATCGGTCTCGGCTGTGGAATCTCTGATATAGGATGGAAGCACGATGAGCCAGATTTTACATGAGCTGGTTTACCTCGGCGTTGTCGAGGTCAGTGTAGGTTTTGTTCTGTGGTTGTTTATGAGAGGTGAATAGATGAATAAAGATGAATTTGTTGCTCTGTTCAAGCAGCAACCGTATGAGGTGCAAGAGGCTTGCGTAATGGCTTTCGAGTTGCCACCGCCTCAAGCGTTGACGTTTAGCAT